TACATGTTGTACCGAATGTCAAGTGTTTTCTTAAAAATATTTATCTTTTATATGGTAGAGACAAGTGGACTCGAACCACCGACCTTTCGCTTATCAGGCGAATGCTCTAACCAACTGAGCTATGTCTCTATAATGGCTGGAACGATAGGACTCGAACCTATACTCTGCGCTACCAAAAAGCGATGCATTACCATTATGCTACGTTCCATTACCATTATGATTTATGGTACTCCCTAGGGGAATCGAACCCCTCTTTCCAGGTTGAAAACCTGGCGTCCTAACCGATAGACGAAGGGAGCGTACTATAAAAATGGCGCGGTTGACGGGACTCGAACCCGCGACCCCCGGCGTGACAGGCCGGTACTCTAACCAACTGAGCTACAACCGCTTTTAAACAATTTATAAACTAACGTAACACATTGTCTTTATTGTGTCAACAAAATTATTTATCTTTTTTAATTAATGCACTTATATCATTTGTTGAACGTGCATGTTCTTGTCCAGTTAATTGATCAATTTCCACACTGCACTCTTTAACACATATAGCTGATGGATTGTCACTTTCCCAACCAGGATACCATATATAATCGTTATAAAACTCGTGGTTAACAATTTCGTCTAGTGTATAGTTATCCAAATTATTCCAATTCGGATCTTGATCGTGTGCTGCGATATATTTTTCATCATTTAGTAAGCGAGGTGGTTCATTTGCCTCATTAGCGAATCTCTTATCCCAAGCATTGGCAAAATAACAACAAGGCCAAAGTCTACCATCACTGGTAACTTCCCAATCTCTGGTAGAGCCGTTAATAGCCATACAATCAATCTTGCACTTCATAACCAGTATCCTGTAATAACTCGTAAACGTATTTTAAATTATTCTCTGATATCAATCCATATGATCGATTATTCAATTTAAGCCAGAGCCTTGCGTTTATTTGTTGTGCCATTTTAATAGCATCAGAGACTTGATGCCAATTCCATTCAAATATAATAAATTGCCAAGATCCGTGTCCTTGATTTGCAAACCATGCCGTCATGTTATCCATTGCACGTTGCCAATCAACGCCTTCACGATACATCCAGTTAGTGTCGTGATCAGTGCCGTCAACAGCAAAATGTATATAGAGCTTCCTAGGATATTTTTGTGATAGTTTATTATACCATTCAGGATTTCTTAATCCACCATTAGTATTGATACAAACGTTATCGGAATATTGCATAGCAACATCAATAAAGTCTTCAATTTGTGGATGCATCATTGGATCCCCAAGCTCTCCACAAAAAACAATTTCATTAATTTTTAATGACGTGTTTTCAAGTCTCTTTTTGAATACGTCCAGGTCCATATGCTGTAACTGAACCCAAGATTCTTTCTGGCCCGTGTCTTCGTTTGTCCTAGCACAGGATCGACATCTGGCTTGACAATGAGTAGTTATTGCAAAATCAAAGCTATGTTTAGTTATTTCAGTCACACCAAGATTCTTTTTTATCACCATAATATTCACGGGCAAAGTTATTTTCAATTAGTAAAAGGCGTAAACTCACGCCATCAATAATAATATCACCTAATACTCTGCCGCCATATTTGTCCCAATTGTAAATTGCAACTTTGATAGTGGTAGCACTATCAATTGCATCTTGTGTAAACTGACTTGCTGCTGCACCTAATATTTTTTCAGCATCACATTTGCCGCGCCAGGACTTTTCTGGAGTATCTACCCCGTATACTCGAATACTTAATTCCTGCTTTAGTGGCTCAGGCAAAAAATCAGCTTTGAATGCCACAGTGTCTCCGTCAATCACACGGGTGACTTCAAAATCATATTCTACCATATCTGGCATATTTTCTTCGGCATAAACACTAGCTGTGCTGATTAATACAAGCATTATACTTGTTATTAGATTCTTAAACATTGGGGCTTCCTTAGATATATTGCTTGAATATTCGATCAAACTGTTCTTTTTTACTATTGTATTTATCAATGTATATTTTTAAATTTTCTTCTAATACATTGCTATTACTTATTTCTAAATAATCCAGAATATACTCTGGACGATCGAACCAATCATCACCAACAACAATATGACTTTTATTTAATTTTTGATAAGTTTTTATAGTATAATTGATATCATCTGCATCATTATCTTCTTGAAACTTTTTAAACAGCCTATCTGAATCGTCAGCCAATGTAATATCATTTGATCCATTTAATTGAGCATGATACAAATCCCAATGTGCAAAATTAAGTTGCCACATATACTTCAAAAGACCAGAATCAATTTGCTTGTGCATGTAGTCGTGATACTGATCATACCATACCTTTTTCCATTCACCAATGTTTGATCCATCCATAAGCATATGATCTTGCCACCACAAATTTGTGTGACTATCTACATGCTGGTGTGATATAGGGTTAAAGGCGTACTGGCTAATATAAAAAAACTGAAACTCTTGTGCTGAAGTATTGTTAATAATAGTTTTTTCAACATTTATTGCGGTGGAGGTATCTTTAAGGCATCCAAAATAATTACTCCACACGCATATATTATAATCGTTTTCAATTTCATTAAATGGTGAAACGCAATCACTTATTTGATCTTCGGCATCCAAATTTTCCATGCGGCGAAGAGATTCTTGATGCAAGTCGTAAACTCTTTTGGATACAATACTGTTACCCCTGTCTTCAATTATAATTCCACCAATGTTTTTATCATTATCTGATTGTCTCGATTCGAATTCATATAACTGGGGACCAAATCTACTATCTGATGCTAGCCACCAGGCTATAGCAGGTGCGCTTCCATTTACTGAATTGTACACTGCTACTTTCATTTTTTAGTCCTTTTGTATGGAGCGGGTGAAGAGATTCGAACTCTCGACATTCTCGTTGGCAACGAGATGCTCTACCACTGAGCTACACCCGCATCGTGGTGGGTAATAAGAGACTTGAACTCCTGACATCCTGCGTGTAAAGCAGGCGCTCTACCAACTGAGCTAATCACCCTATTATGGCGGAGAGACAGGGATTCGAACCCTGGGAACCTAAAAGTTCAACGGTTTTCAAGACCGCCGCATTCGACCACTCTGCCACCTCTCCTGTATTGGCTCCTTGTGTTGGGCTCGAACCAACGACCTACTGATTAACAGTCAGTTGCTCTACCAACTGAGCTAACAAGGAATATTTTACCTAGTAAAGTATTTAGTTAATACTTCTATTTGATCATCATACTCTGCGATGACTTTTAATTCTACTTCAATTGCTTCCAGGATATCGGAATGTTCTCCAATACCCACAGGGTTAGCTAAGTACACCTCAACATTTGCTTTGTGTTTAGCAATATGTCCTTGGGCATGCGCAATTGCAGCTTGGATTAGAGTCTCTCTCATATCATATCTTTCTGTGATTAAAATGAGAGCGTTTAACGTCTGCTCTCATAAGACGGCACGGGTTTGCCGGCATCATTCATTCAATTATTTCAAAAGAGGAATGAAACTCTTTACAGTCCTGATACCTAACCGTAGGTATTGGCGTGCTTATTAAGTAGCAACCCTTATTATAATTGGTGGAGCGTATCGGGATCGAACCGATGACCCCCTGCTTGCAAAGCAGGTGCTCTCCCATCTGAGCTAACGCCCCAATTAAAATTTACTCTTCTATGTCTTTCCTAACGTGTGTGGCTCGACACTGTCCATTTTAAATATTACCATATTGGTACGAGCTTCCTAATTACTATATATCTATTTATGATATTAGTGTGTATATGCTAACAGTTCAACGCTTTCGCTCCACGCTTCGCACTAACGACAAACACCTGCCGGCATACTTGCATCGACCCTTTTGTTGTGACTGCGAACTCACTTCATCATATGGGACTTGGTAACCCATACTAGTTAGTGGCAAACTAACGTGTCCTTTAAACACCGAGCAGTTTTGGGACCTACTCAGGTCATCCTGGGCACCATTTGCTCAATTGTTTAACAAGGGGAACAAAACCCTTTAACTTGGTACGAGTAAGAGGACTTGAACCTCCACGCATTGCTGCACTAGAACCTAAATCTAGCGTGTCTACCAATTCCACCATACTCGCACGTGGTGCCCCCACACGGACTCGAACCGCGGACCTACTGATTACAAATCAGTTGCTCTACCAGCTGAGCTATAGGGGCATTAAACTACTTACTAGATGCGCCCTCAGTATCTCCAATCTCTCCGCACGGCCTTATTGACATTGCCGCTCTAGTTCGACTGAAACTAGTAAAACTTGACATCTAAGCCTAACAGTTTTAGAGTTTTTAGCTGATCAACGCCTCTACACGGACGTATCTAGTAAGTAGTTTATTCTTATTCAATTGTCAAATAACGTGTTAATGTCTTTGCATCAACTTATGTATTCAATATAACGTATAATGATGTCGTTGTCAACACCTTTTTTATTTTTCCTACGTTTTATTTATCCTTTTTATCTACGTAGATAATTATTATTCTTGTATAGATGCAGATAGATTAATAATTACCGTTTGACCCTCATAAAATCTACGAGTAGTTTTTTGTGTAATTGTGGCACCACCATATTCTACAGTTGTGGTCCAGCCGCTTGCTACACTTCGTGTCTCGTTTACGTGGACTGTGCGACAACTTTCTTCCTGGCGGTAGCCAACAATTTCACGTCCGGGTTTTGCGCCTGATTTATCTGCACCAATAACACCACCTAATATTGCGCCGGCTGCTGCGCCGCCGTCGTTTCCACCAATTGCTTTACCGAGGATGCCGCCAATAATCATACCAGCTAGGGCGCCTTCACCAGCACTCCCTTTATTTTTAGAGTAGATAGGTATATCTTTAATAGTACATTTTGTAGATGGTACTTTAACCGTTTTGTTATGATAATGAGGCACGCTGCTCAATACTGTTCCACGAACAGTAGTAGTGTTGTCATAACTTTCAGCATTGACGATAGATGTGGTCATCGCCACTGCTGTCATCGCTATCAAAAACTTTTTCATCTTCTAACTTCCTTACTATATCTATTCCGAGTTCCCTATCTATATCAGACATGACTAGTTGCACACTGTGCATAAACCATTCATCTGATATATCATTTATCATAGCAACTCTGGAAACATTCTCTTTACATAATTATTGACAATTACCTGGGTATCTCGATCCACTTGAGATATATTGCCTCTGGGGGCATCAACGCCTTGTGTTCGAATTTCACCCTTGGCTACACGCAAAAGTTCACGCTTGTTTAGTTCTTGTACTTGATCTAAGGTGACTTGTCGTTGAGCGATTGCACTTATAATATATTCGGATACATCGCCGTGAGTCATTGGTATTTCAATTTTCGCATTAATGCGTTTTATACCATCAGGATAAAGTTGAGCTCTCATGTTTCTACCATTGTTGTTTGTTTACATCTTATGTTCTTAATATAACATAACCGTTCTAGATGTCAAGTAAAAGATGTTACTTTTTAAAAGATATCTTACCAAGTTCCTAAACTAGCACGTTTCCAAATATTGGTCACGCCGTCATAGTCTGCTGTCGCAATATACATATGCTCACCATCAGTGGCAATTGCACCTTTTTTGTCACCAGCTTTGCCGATTGGACTAGATGGGATGTCTTCTTGCGCAATAGGGTTAGGATTGGTTAAATTCGTTGTGGCGTTAGATGGTGTATTAACTACTGTGCCTGTGGTTGCTATAGCTGTTGCCGCTGGCTGTGCAGATGGCTCTACTGGAGAACCAGCACTTACTGCTGAAGTCGCTGCATCTGGAACATCAGTATAACCAGTTACTCTCCCACAGTAGTCATATGTTGCTACACGTGTCACGCCTTGTATTTCTGGATCAGTTTGATTGCGTAGCTTTGAAATTAGCTCTGGTTCTAGTATATAATCAAATATGCTTTTGCCAGATGCGTCAACTTCATATGGCTCCAATTGATTAAATGCTGCTTGTAATCCAGCGCCCAGTCTCTGTGCTTGCGCCAGTGTCATTGTTGATGGATCAATAGCAACACCAACACCAGTGTGTATTCTATCCACTGGACTGAACACACTCCCGCCGTTGCCAGTTTCACCAGTTGTGCTATCAGGTTCGGTTCCCTTAAAGTTATTTTCAAACTCTATAAGGTTTTGCATATCATCAGCAAAGGCATCTATATGTGAAGCAAATCCATCAAGCACACTTTGGGGCGCATTAACTAGTTCCTGAATACTAAATGAGCCATCAGGCTGTCTCATTAGATCGGCAATGTCTCCCAGAGTTCCTCCAGTAAATATACCAGCACTAAATGAAGCACCTGCAGATCCGCCAGCACCTGGGAGGCTAATACAGCCTCCGATATCACTGTTTGCGATTGTTCCCAGTTGGTCTAATACATTTTGTCCTGCGCCAGTAAAGCTACCAAATAAATCACCAAGTACATTGGGGATTGCTCTTGGCATAATTGGTGTTCCACAAAAATTAATCATATTGGCAATTGCGGCAAATTCAGCTATTGCATCATTCAACCTTCCAATAATATTTTCAATATTGGTGTGCGCAATGAACGAGTCAAGTGCAGCCTGTGCTTTATTGAGAGCGCCTTGTAGTTTAGCTAATGCTCCATTAATATTAATACCAATCTCAGCCAAAAGCCCTGCAATGTTAGCTTTAAGACAAATTTGCAAGTTAGGTAGTTTAATACCATTACCTGCCAATAAACTACAAATTAGTTCTCGCAAACTAAAACTAGTTTCGCCTTTTATAATTGCTCCTGCTGGCCCAATATCAATAGAATTTGGAATACTTACTGTGCGATTTAAATAATCATTAGCTGAAGATAAACCGCTTGTAAAGTCAGTCATTACCCGCCTACCTTCACATCACCACTACAACCAACAGCACTGGGCGCACAATGCGATCCTCCAGGGATAGGACACTTCCCATCTGGCGAGGCACTGTTGCCTTGTATTACCACTAACTTACCATTAATACGAACATTGGGATTAGCGGCGTTCAATGTACCGCCGCCATGTGAGTTTGGATCATTGTCAACACTGACTAATTTAGTGTTTGCATAGACAGTAGCTTGTCCCGAAACAATGTTACTTGCTCCACAACTTCTTTGATCGCCATTTCTATGCACACCGCTCATTATACTGTTACAATTCCTGTTGTCTGTTGTGTGTACGTATCAGTGGTGTCTTTAGCAGACTTGACAATACATACAATACTATTTAGTTTTAGCTTAATCTTAGCATCTGGGCTAACAGTAAACATGAATGGTGCTAGGCCCATACCTTGCTCAGTTGCCATAAGCATTAATGGTTTAGTTACTGTAGCGTGTGATGAATCTTCCGCATCTAAACGTGCAATCATTTCCTCGCCACTGCTGAGTTTAATACTTACTACATCACCTGTTTTGTATGGTGTTTCAATAATCATAATGTGTATCCGGTTCCGTTGTAATTGGTTTCTTCTAAGTAAGTACCTAATTGATCCTTACCGCCTATTGATGTTCCATTGACTTTAATCTGTGGGAAGGTACGTGCTCCGGGGAACATCTCTAATACTTCCTCACGAGTAAAGTCTGTGTCGAGTTGAAAATACTTGTATTTTAACTCACGTTGTTCGCAAAGCCGCTTTGCTTGATCACAATGCGGACATGCTGGTTTACCATAAATTTCAATCATAAACTAAATCCTTTAAATGTGTCTTCACTGACATCTTTTTTAACGCCGCCCAGTATATATGAACTAATTTCTGTTTCTTGTGGTGCTACTTGAACTTCTGCACCGCTAATCCATTTCTGCGTCCACGGTAGTGGGTTGGCTTGTGTGGTAGTGTACGGGCATTTTAGTCCCAACGCTGTCATACGCTTACAACAGATCCATTCAATATAGTTATTTAATAGTTCAGCGTTCAGGCCAATCATTGACCCGTCCTTGAATAGGTATTGTGCCCATTGCTTTTCCTGTTCTACTGCATCTACAAACATTTGAATAATGTCTGATTCGCACTCTTTTGCAATTTCCGCAAATTCAGGATCTTCTTTAACAAGAACTTTGGTAAGAAGATATTGTGTTGATGCAAGGTGTATGTTTTCGTCACGTGCAATAAATTTAATAATTTTAGCATTACCTTCCATCTTCTTGAGTTCTGCAAATGCCCAAGAGCAAGCAAAACTTACATAGAAGCGAATACCTTCTAATACGTTTACACTGTTTAAACACATCCAGATTTTCTTTTTAAGTTCACGCTTGTCAACAGTAATCTTTTTACCATTAACAGTGTGTGTGCCTTCGCCCAACAATTGATACCACTGTTGATATTCGATAAGATCATCATAATACTTTGAAATGTCATCAGCACATTCCACAATCTCTTTGTTATCCAAAAGGCTGTCAAATACTATGCTTGGATTTGAGTAGATATTACGAATAATATGAGTGTAACTACGTGAGTGAATTGTTTCGCTAAACGCCCAAGTTTCAATCCATGTTTCCAGTTCTGGAAGCGTAGTAATTGGCAACAATGCCAAGTTAGGGCTACGTCCTTGTACACTATCCAACAAGATCTGACGCTTTAAGTTACTTGTAAAGATATGCTGTTCATGCTCAGTAAGTTTCTTAAAATCACTACTGTCTTTACTTACATCTACTTCTTGTGGTTGCCAGAAAAAACCCAATTGCTTTTCTGTTAGTTTATCAAATTGTTTATATTTTAATATATCGTATCTTTGAAAGCCTAGGCCTTCATCCAAAAACGCATTTGCTTGCGTATGGTGTTTTTTGTTCTCTGTGTTTAGTACTGACATTATTATTTCCTAAATTACGCAACTATCGCAGTCATCATCATCGATGTCTGAGATAGCCAATGGGGGGTCGTCTTTGAAGTCAATTTCGCCTTGACCATCATATGTGTTAAAGTAATACAATTGTTTTCCGCCGTATTTGTAGAACATTATAAGATGCTGTAGCATTGTACTCATTGGAATCTTTTCATCTTCATAAAATTCCGGGTTGTAACTTGTATTAACACTGATGCCCTGATCGATATACTTTTGTAATATTGCCATAATCTTCAAATAGCCTTCTGGACTATGTTGACTCCATAATAAATCATACTTGTTTTTCAGTCTAGGATATCCTGGAACCACTTGCTTTAGTACACCGTGCTTTGATTGCTTGACTGACACAAACGCACGTGGTGGTTCAATACCGTTTGTGCTGTTTGAAATCTGTGCGCTTGTCTCTGCTGGCATAAGTGCCATTAGTGTCGAGTTTCTAATTCCAGTTTCTTTAAGTTGTTGACGTAGACTGTCCCAATCCATACGCTCAACGTGTGGTACTAGTTCGTCTACTTCTTGTTTATAAGTTTGGTTTGGTGTAATGCCTTGTCCGTATTTTGTTTCGCATACACCTTCAATATTGCCTTTTTCGATTGCAAGGTCTGCACTGGCTTTAATTAAGTAATAACTCCATGCTTCTGTCCATTCGTCTACTAAGGCTAGTCCCTCGGCATCAATATGCTGATAGGTTAAATTGTTTTTAGCTAGCCAGAAAGCAAAGTTAATAATACCCACACCCAAAGGGCGGCGCTTCATTGTTGATAACTGTGCTGCTAACACAGGATAATTTTGATAGTCTAATAGTTCATCCAGTCCACGTACTGCTAATGCACAAACACGTTCAAAGTCTGCTGGAGTTTTAATATTGCCCCAATTGATAGCACTGAGCGTACATAGTGAAATTTCTCCCTCTTCATCGTTAAATGCATTGAGAGGCTTTGTTGGCAAGTTGATTTCACAGCACAGGTTACTTTGCTTAACAGGAGCCATTGACTCGTCAAAACTACCATGGGTATTGGCGTGATCTACGTTCATCAAATAGATACGGCCAGTATTTTTACGTTCTTCCATAAATGACCCAAACAGGTCACCTGCTGGAACAACTTGCTTGCGAATATCTTTCCTACGTTCAGCTGCTTCATATAGGCGCTTAAACTCGTCCTGATCTGCAAAGAATGCATCATACAACCCTGGCACATCGCTAGGAGAGAACAGTGTGATATTGCCGCCAGTTAGTAGACGCTCATACATTAGCTTGTTAAACTGTACGCCGTAATCTAGGTGACGAACACGATTGTCTTCTGTGCCTTTATTGTTTTTAAGCACTAGTAGGTCTTCTACTTCATAGTGCCAGATAGGATAATAAAGAGTTGCAGCGCCGCCGCGAACACCGCCTTGGCTACATGACTTAACTGCACTTTGAAAGTGCTTATAGAAAGGAATAACACCTGTGTGGCTTGCATCACCTTTGCGTATTGGCGAACCGATAGCACGAATGCTACCAGCACCAACGCCAATGCCAGCTTTTTGACTTACGTACTTAACAATAGCTGAACTAGTAGCACTGATACTGTCAAGGCTATCACCAGTCTCGATAAGAACGCAACTACTGAACTGCCTCTGTGGCGTTCGTAATCCCGCCATAATAGGAGTAGGCAGACTGATATCAAAATTACTAATAGCATCATAAAAATCCTTTACCCATTTCATTCTTGTTTCTTGGGGATAGTTAGCAAAAAGTGTGGCTGCAATCATCATGTATGCAATCTGCGGAGTTTCAAAAATCTCACCAGTAACACGATTCTGTACCAAATACTTACTGCGGAATTGTTCCATACCAACGTATGCAATATTCTCGTCTCGATCATGTTTGATATAACTGTTTAATTGCTCAATTTCATTATCACTATAAACAGAAAAAAAACTCTCATCATAGTATCCTAGCTCAACATTCTTGCGAGCAATATCTGCAAGATGGAACGGAGTATATGTACTATACACTTGCTTTCGAATATGATAGTTAATTAAGCGTCCTGCTACCCACTGGTAATTAGGTGTCTCTTCTGAGATAAGATCGGCGGCTGCTTTGATTAATGTCTCTTGTACGTCTGAAGTTTTGATGCTGTTATAAAATTGCAAGTGACTTCGCAACTCAACTTCACTGGCACTTACACCAGTCACACCTTCACAAGCAAAAAATACAACTTTGTGCATTTTTTCCAAGTCTAAATTTTCTGATGATCCATCTCTTTTCAAGACAGAAATTTGGCTGTTATTCATATTTTTACCTTCTCGTTGGTTTACAGTGTCAGTTATTTAACAATAAAAAAATTTATATAAAGCTAGGTTAACTGCTCAGTGTCCCAACTCTTTAGTATATCACAATGTGATATGTCCGCAAGTTTATTAATTATACCATAAGTATAGTTTAAAATGTACTCGTCGTCAACTAAAATAATTAATTTTACTTCACTTTTATTTTTGTCCTGTATCAGTTTTATTTCACATGACCAGTCGATTAATTCCAAAGTATAAGCCATACCAAGAGTAATTACGTTCTCATCGTAATCTCCAGTGTGTAGTAAATCCCATGGATTCGGCCAATCAGTATTGTCATAAGGATCAATTACTCTCGAATTAATCGGCGCTGATTTCCACCAGTCAACTACTGCTTGTAGGACCTCTTCTTCATCATCAATATTTAGCAATTCATTTCTGAAATTACGCCAAATTTTTAATCTTTCTCGGGGACTTTCTAACCATACATTTGCAATCATTATCTACTCGCCCCTTATGCTGGTTTTGTTTGGTTTGTTAAAAATGTTATATGCTATCAAATCTTCACTTCCACGCAAATGGCGTGTTTCAGAATATTCACCAGTTGTAATCCCCCAATCAGCATGAGGAGTTGTATCAGGATTAATCTTTCCTGAAGTAGCATTGTGCTGCATATGAGCTATTAGTTGTCGTGGAGTTGCGTGTGGATTAGCTTGTAATACCAATGCTCCCATACCTACAATTTGGGGAGATGCCATTGATGTTCCCGATAAAAATCTCTGGTTATATTCACTGTTACCTGAATACGGGTCGCCGTTAACGTGTGCGCTCATGATTTGATCACCAGGGGCATATATATTAGTTGCTGTTCCCGAGTTACTGTCACCAGAAGGAGTTTCCAAACCGCTCTCAGTATCCAGAGGTAAATTTAAATTTCCTACATTGAACATATCAACACTGTATGGTGCTGATTTTCTAGAGAATAGGTTGGTATAAGTTCTTCTAGCTGGATCAACGTAATAATCAAAACTGTTATTATAATCTGGACCATCTGGCGCACTTACCGTAATAAAATCATTGCCAGCTGCAAAAGAAAAGTGTACTCCAGCATCAATACACTCTTGAAGTGCTGCATTTAGTGAGTTGATGACCGCCGGTACTTTTCGTCCACCAAAATAGTTAGTCTGCATTCCTGTGAATTTTCTTAAATCATTTTGGTTGGTACCCCAATTTGCTGGATTATATGCTTGTCCCCTCCAAGTAATTGAAGTTACAGGCCAATCATTAAAATTCCATGTACCCCAACTACAGTTTACAATAGTAGGGCGTTTAAAGCCAGTTGCTGGGTCTACTGGCTTATTATTATGCCAGCCCAGGATGCAATCAAATAATTCACTCGTGCCTAATCCATTTGGATTACCGCCGCGAAGACCAGACATTGCTATACAGTATATGTGAGCATTTTTAGCCCATCCAAACGTTTTTCCTGCTGCAATACCGGTACAGTGAGTTCCATGGCCATCAGTATCTAAATAAAAATCGTCGATATCCATTGTTCCAGAAACACCACTTTCTAAAAACCAATCGATCTTCTGTAACCTCGATACTCCGTTAGCATCTTCCCATTCTGGATGATCTGCTACAATACCAGTATCTACCACTACTACATCTACGCCAGTGCCATCTAATGAATAAGAAAAATCTTCATCAATAGTTTCTGTCCTGTCTCTAAAATTACAACGTAACAGTCCCCAATTAGTTGTTTCCGTCGAGCCTAATGTTTGGGTTGAATGATTTCCAACAATGATACTATCATCTTGGTCTACATCTATTTCAACCGACATAACTCTTTCATCTTGCTCTAGTAATTCTGCCTCATCTGCAGTTAAAACATAATGACACAATCTACGCATGCCATTCCTACTGTTAGCAATATCTACACGTCTACTCGGCACGAAGCCGTCAGTTTCACTTTGGTTTTCGATTTCTTCCCAAAATTCTGCATAATTAATATCTTGATTTAATACAACTACATATTCAATAAGTTCCATGATTTACCTCTAATGCAAATCTACCCAAGCACCATTTGCATAGCCTTGGAATTTGTTTGTATCAGTATTATAAATCGTATCTCCATTTATAGCAATAATTGCATCTCGCTCAATAGTAGTTAAATTTACCATTCTAAAAGGTGCATTTGTGCTTACTCTATTAGGAGCATCAAGAACAATATTACTACCAGATTCAATTACAGTTGTTCCTGCTCCAGTAATAGTTAAATCTGAAACTGTTAAACTGTTAAACTCTACATCATCAGTAGTATTCAAACTTTGATCATATGCAGCGCCGCCGCCTACTGTGTCTGGCGACCATGCGGCGCCATCCCATACTAATGCTTGTCCAGTAGAAGGAACAGTTACAGATACGTCTGCAAGATCACTTAGATTAGACGATGACGATATCGTAGTCGGTGTTACAACTGGTGCATCACCTGATGGTACAACAAAGCCTGATACTAGAGGGTTGTTATTGGCTGTGGCTGATCCGTCAGACTTAAAGTTATCTTCAATCCAAGAGAACAAAGATTCATCTGTATCAGTAGTAGTATAATTTAAAATAAATGTTGTGCCATTTAGTGTACCATCAAAAACGTGATCAAGGGCAGTGCCGGTGCAATTAGAATTATAAGTGTCTTCAATTGAAAACGTTTCGCCAACTCTATCAATTGAAATACGCAACATACCTTGACGTTTATTTGATGTCAGAACATCATTCAATGTATATCTAATAAGAATATCGTCAAAGCGGTTAGAATCAATAGTAATATATGGAAATGCTTGTTCTGTTGCTGGGCCTGCTATTCCAACTGCTCTTACTGGATCACTGATGCCTTCTGGAGCCTGTGCAGTCATAATTTCAGTATTAAAATAAAGAACAACACGTTCACTTGTAGGAGCATCATTAAAAGTTAGAACAAAATCTCGATATGTGTAATTAGATGCTTTTATCGGTGCAACACCGTCACTTTCAAAATACACTTCCCATGATCCGGCGTACATACTATCTAAATCCACCGGCATACGATAGTTTACAGTTCCGTTACTATCCTGCGAATATTGTTCGTTACCAATGAAAAGTCTATACTCGTCAGTTGCATAACCAAATTCGCCAGCCAATAGTCCATTGTCAGGACCTACTGGTAGATCAGATAAGTCGCCTTGGCGCTGTGTGTGTTTAGATAGAATGTTTGCCATTTTTTAAAATCTCCATATGTATATTTATCCTATAGGTTATAAAACTCAGCTACTCTTTCAGCCCATTTTGTTGCCCAATAATCAAACTCATCACCAGTAACTTCAAACAACTGCCAATTACATTGTTTACTACACATAAAGATAGCAATACTATTAATGTCAGTATCGTAGAGTTCATTATGTGCAATAGCATATGCGGCGCCCTGAAGGAAGTAGTCGTCAATCCATTCACGCTTTTTAGGCTTATTAGTTTGCTTGTAATCCATGATAGTTGGCTTGCCTTTGTACACACCAACTAAATCTGTTGTACCAGCATATAGGTTAGGAGCACATAGTCTAACTTCTGCGCCCCAAACTTCTTGCAAATCAGGTTCAATATTATCAATAATAACTTGTGCCATCATGCGTGACAGTGGGGTAGACTTGCCAGTGTACTCAACACCTTTATTCCAAGCCTCAAGTTGATCATGCATCATTGTTCCGTTGCCAGCAGCTTCAGTAACAATTTTCTGTGCTTCTTCTTCACCCACACGCTTCTTCCAATTAGCCAAAGCCATACGCTTTTCATATGGTTTAGTTTTATCTAGAATCGTAGTAACACTTGGAACAGGGTTGCCCCATGGGTTTTCATATAGACGCTTACCACCGATTTGCTTACGCTTCAGTTCTTTATACGGGTATGGAGAATTTATTTTAATCATACTGCTATATTACTATGAATGATTTAGAATGTCAATAACTTCTTTGGTTAAAACAAAATTATCTAAAACCCATTGATTTCCCTTGAACGTCCAGTGGTCATCGTCAAGACCTAATATTATTCCAGCGTTGTATAGCGTTTCCATGTTATATGCATTAAACTGCTTGTATATCTGATACCAAACACAATTCTCGTCCATAAACTTATGTTCAGACACAAAGTTTAGCATTACGATATGTTTAAAATTATACAACTTTGTAATATTTTTATAGAACTTCTTAATATATGTGTTTCTATTTTCACTTATAGATTGTAAATTTATCGCATCTTGAAACAAACGACCACTATATTTATTATGCCCCAATACTCCATGATTAGCCCACACATGAGGTGACTCCAACTGTCTTAATTTAAAATTTTCAGTTATTTTAGTATCTACGAATGTAAAGTTATCTAATGACGAACCGCCATCCACCAAGTATCCAACTCGACTGGGATAGGTGGTATTTACAAAAATGATATCAATGTTTTGTTCTTTGGCGTCCAACAAACACCACTGGAGATAATCAATTCCCCTGCCGCCAAGGGCATAATTGTAATATTGATGCTGGGGAAATTTTTGAGCTAATTGGTATGTCCAACTATTCTCCTGTACGCTTTTTTGGTCATAAGCACTATAGCTGCATCCTAAAAATCCAACCTTGGCCATTTAATTTACCAATATAGATTCCAGATAAATGTTTTACCCGTTTGTGGATGTGCTAGCTTTTGAATACGATATCCCAAGTTATTAAAGTATTTTTCAACACTTGAAATTTGTTCAGAGATCGCTCTATCAGTGTTAACGCCTTGCCATGCATTATAATATGAAACACTTGTTGGGTCAGATACTGTGTACACGCCAACTGTTAGTCCTACTTTTGCAGTAGCAGTAGCACCACTGTTAATTTCATATTGCCAAACCTGACTTGGTAAAACTGTTATTTCCAATACAAGATAGTCATTATCTTTCGATGCACTTACTCCCGGTACATTGGCGTCGTTAATGTCAGCAATAATAGCATTGAGATTAGTGCCAGTTGCTCCCAAAACAATAGTCTGGTTATTGATAATAAGAGTGTCTCCAGGAACAATTATGGGATCATTCACAGTACCAATTCTAGTAGCAATGGGTGTCGACTCTGTCATGGTAGTACCATCACTTACATTTGCTTCATAAACGCCGTTTGCACTAGAAGCTAGTACTGCGAGCATAATTGCATTAACTTCGTTATATATGATCATGTCTTGTTGGCTTTTTGCTCTAGCCTGTGCTGCGTTTAATCCTACTGTCATTTGTTTAACTCTTTTTTCGTTTGCTTGCGAGCCATTCTATCAATGGTCTTGTCTTGCTTTTCTGGATCTACTTGATTATCGTAACCACTTTCTTCACTATTAGAGTTGAAGTAGACAATATCGTCTTTAATATTGTCTACTATTGCGAGGTTTTGTACTACATCAAAAACCATATCTCTGTCTACTGCAACTCCATTTTTTTGTAGTGAACTAGTTAAGCTGTCTATACCGATACTATTCAGTCCTTCTGCATCAAGAGCAGTTAAGTGATCAATTATTGTTTGATCAACTTCTTGTACTTCACGAATGATATCAGTGATTCTCATAATATTACTTCTTCAGTAGAGAAAATGCTTGCTTTAGAACTTCAGGAGAAACTTTTCCTTCTGACTGTTGTTCTTTAACCATTTTAAGAGCTGAAAGATATGCATCCTCTTTCATTTCACGACCATCAATGTCTGTATCCATGTCTGCAGAATCATCACCGGCAAATTCGTCGCCCATTTCTGGTTCCATATCCATGTCATCGCCGCCCATTTCTGGTTCCATGTCCATGCCATCCATTTCCATGTCCTGTGCTGGTGCTTGTCCTTGAGCTACTAATAGCGCATTGTTAACACCTTCATTAGCAGCTTTTACTGCTTCTAGTGCTGCACTGATTGACTGCTCTGCTGATGCATTAAATGCGTCTGCTTCTGCTATGCCAACTTGCTCTTTCATTGCATTGTGAATGCTCATTAATTCTTCAACTTGCATGCTTGCTAATGTTTCTGCCATTTTCTGTAGGTCATCGCCCATTTGTTTTGCAGCCAATAGTACTTCAGCTTGATCAAGATCTGCTGATTCTGTTACTGTGCCATGTGCTTCAGCAACAACAAGTTTTAAGCCTTCTGCAATTAGCAGTAGCTTTTGGTAATCTCGGTGGCTTACGTCCACTCCGTTTTCTCTCAGTGTAGCAATGCGTCCTGCTGTTGCTTCCTGAATTTGAACTAGTTTTTTGCCGTCCATATCAAAGTTGAAATCACTTTCAAATACTTCTGATAGAGTACGGCGTAGTTTTGCAAACTTGTTCTCTTGTAAATCGAATAAATTCATAGTTAAACCTCGCTATAATTGTATATAATGTATTTATACATATCTTTAAAATTACATCAAATTTTTGATGTGACGCTTTATATTCTTCATCTTATCCACTGCTGATGTGTGTTTTGCAACAAAAATGTCATACAAAACATCCTCAGTAACAATCTTTAGTCTTTTTTTGTAGCTCGCTGCTTCAAGCAATACACTATCATAACGATTATCATATTCTACAATTTTTTCAATGCCATTTTTGTTAAACATTAGTTTTTTAACAATAGCCATTGCGCTTTCAAATAAAGCAAGATCTTCATAAATTACTTTTTGGTCCTGTGTAACAGTATAGTATGTTTTTTTGTAACCTTCAACAATCTTTTTATTTAATACAATGTGATATCCGCCAATACCAACATTGTCATTTTCAGATGATGGTGAAGGTGACTGCTTGACAACATTTGTTGCAGCACTATTTGTGGCTTCATTTAGCTTGTTTAGGATATTATACATTTCGTCTACTTCAGGACGTCCAGATGAACGAACTACGTTTCCGTCAGACATTTCAACTTCTTTACCAACATTTTCAGCGGCGTTTTCTAGTTTTGCTAGAATATCCATCATTCCCTTTACTTCTGGTGTAGGCATTTTAAAGACTCCCTTTTGCTTTACTAAAATAAACCTTGCCTTCTTTGACACGTTTAACCGCAACTCCTTTAGTTACAAGTTGTTGCGCTATGTGTGCCTGGCGTGGTGACATATCATTCTTACATGTTTCATCTAGAGTGTCAAGAGTTTTATACTCTGCATTTGACAATAATACTTGGATACCACCTGGTGATTCAAAAACTCTCATTTACTTTCCCCTTGCCACTTTCATAACAAGATCTTTAAGTCTATCAATTTCTTGTGAGTTTGAATTGGCTTGCGCTGAGTTTTGATTACGCTGGTTATCGCTTGGATCAGCAACACTTCGTGAACCAGTGGAAGTTTTATTACTTCCTGCCACTGTGCGCTGTGTAGATGTTTGGCGGCTTGCTTTTAATTCTGCATTCGTTGCGCGGCGATTGTCAGTTGCTGCAAGTGTTCCTTGTGAACGTATTGTAGCACTACTAGGCTGTGATGTTGTTGATGTGCCGTATGCCTCATCAATATCTTTTACTATTTTGCCTGCAATTTTATTTGATACATTGCTTTTGAATTCTGGACTGTCGTAATCATAAACCATAATATCCGGATCGCTTATTGGAAGTCCGCCTTGATGATCATGTCCAATAGCAAGTGTATCTGACTTTTTGTATTTTACACCATTACGTTCGTTATTGTAGTCTAATCTAGAATCTAAATCTAATTTTTTAATTACTTCGTCATCCACATCGTCAATTTTAACACTAGTGGCGCCATCACTAGTAGGACCATGTAATGAAGTAGTATTTCTATAATCAACTTTTTTATATGTTTTGTCTGGCATTCTTATGTATAAACGTTCTGGTGCTAGGAGATTTAATTCGTCCAATTGCGCTTCATCAATACTTAAATCAATTAAATCACTAAACTGGTCATTGTCTTCATCTTTGATTGCACTGGTTAATTGCATCAATTCACCAAAACTACGTTCTTTCAGCTGTGCTGACACTGTATCTTTTTCTAGTTCCACACCAAATTTTACATTTGCATATTCAATTACGGTATCTACAATACTGTTGTTTAAAATTTTCATCTTCTTGCCCTGTTTAGTTTTGCTGCAATCTTACTTGCTGGATTAGTACGTTTTGTTCTTTTGGCTTTCTTTGCCATTCTCGCACCCATACTTGCCTTTGTTCTTTTTAATACGAATCTCTTTTTTAGGTCGATAGGAGCCGCACATTGCTGTGGGTTACTCACTACTCTGCCCTTGCGCTTGCCAACTGTACAACGAAATTTCTTAGTTAAACTCTTGCCTCGGCGAGCAAAGACTACCTTTGCTTCGCTAACAATTGTTTGGTATGATTCGTTTAAAAACATTTATCCGCCCATCATTGGTGTTACAGTTTGTAAATTCAACAATAACAATACTACCGTTGATAACAAACCAGCAATCACTGTTGCTGCTGCACCTATTACTAATTTATTATTACTTGCTTTGTCTGTTTGTTGCTTTTCAACCATCAATGCAATAGTATCTGCTAGACTGTCAACTTTGGATTCCAGTCTAATTAATTTTTCTTCTAACACGCGGTACCTCTCTGCACATAAATCAACATGTGCCTCGAGATTTTCACGCTCAAGTCTTGACTGCGTTATTGCCATTCTCTGTCTCCAAAGTTTATCATTCGCCGCCTCTTAAGGAGCCTGCTTATCGTCACTATACGTCTTGTATACTATATGTATTTATGCGATTAGCACTTCTTTGAAGTATATATTTAATTTATCAGTGCAAGTACTATTAAAAAATTTATCAATATTAGCAGTTTCTTTTAGTTGAGTATAGACTGGAACAGTATTAGTGTCAGTAATTGCATGGTAAAATAAATTATCATCACGCGACCATGTAGTTTGGTGTTCACTGCTAAAAGTAAATTTCCATACACGTTGCAATCCAGTGTATTGATTGCCGAATTTATAGTCATCCATATTGCACTGCTCTGCAAATGTAGTCTTAAGAGTCATTAACTGTGATCTCAAACTAAGAACTTGTATTAGCATACTTAAATTCTGTGCTTGTAAAAACTCCAGGGTGTTTCCACGTGGATCATTATACTTAGTGTCAGTGATATCCACCAGCGTATACGCTGTAAAATGATATTCCATATTAAAGTTCTGTTGATTTGCCGGCTGCATAGCCAGCTGCAAATGCAGCGGCGCCGCCAAGTACTGCACGTTTGATTGAGGACTTTTTCTCTTTGCTGATATCTAAACTATTATCTTTCGCAAACCCATTAAACATAGGAAACAAGTCACTGCGTCTAGCATTAGTTCTATAGTATTTCATTAGCTGTGAACCTACTAGTTGCTGTTGCTGAGTAGTTAATGTTTCCCCCC